TTCCTCGAGCCGTTCGCCTGACGGCACGCGGATGCCGGCCTCGGCACGAAACCAGCCCCAATCGAACGGTCCGTTGTGAGTGATGAAGCTGAGCTCGGAAGCAACGTGATCCTTGAGCCATGCATAGACCTGCTCAGGCGGGAAATTCTGCGTGTCGGGATGGCGCATCGGAAAATAGTGCCCGCGCACCTGCCCATCCGCACGATAGGCGACGCTGATGCCGCACACATGTCCGTCACGCCACGGCCAACTCGAGCCGCGGTCGGCTGCCAATCCGTTGTCTCGCTCCTCGCTGTCAATTGCGATGCGGCCGACACGGCGAAGATCTGGCAGCTCGTTGGGGATATGCGGATCAGACGCAGCCATGGATATTGTCTCAGTCTCACTCTGAAATTAGCCGCGTTCTCGCCGCAGCCGGCGCTTGTCGAGCAGGTTCTGTAGCGGTTGCAGCGAGTACCACTCGCGCGCGCAGAGCGGAGTGCAGAAGTGCACCGGGAGGTCTACCGGCGCGTCCTCCAGGCTCTTAAACGTGAGCTCGCAGTTCCAGCAGAAGGGGCCGTCGCCATAGGACTCCGCGTCCAGGTAGCCGATGATGCCACCGCCTGGCTTATGCTGCTTGCTGGCGTCGGGCTTGGTCATGAGCATTGTCCCCTTGCACTAGTATTGAATGCTGTCGTTGATCTCTGGCCGACCCCACGCAATTGCACGACGCAAGTTGCCGTCGTAGTTTTCGCCGGCAATGCGGTAGCCGATGATGCGCCAATATTTTTCACCTTCTGGTGCCACGCGGATGTGGCTTACCCAGGCGAGCTCGTCTTGCCGATTGAGGGCTTCATCGACGGTGTGTGGTACCGACAAGCCGCCGCTCAAGACGCGCCAGAACTGTTCGGCTTGACTGCGGGCATAGCCGTTGTGTTGTAGGCAAACCCACTTGGCAAAGCTCTGTGCCCCACATTGAAATGTCACCCGCAGTGATGGGGTCTCTTTGTGGTGGTAGCGATATTCGATATCCTCTACTTCCAACCAATCAGATACGGCGCGCGGCGGGCTGAGGATTGCCACGCGATCGGCATAGGCCGCATGTTTTGGTTCTTCTCTGCGGGAGAATTGGTGGCCGCAGCTTGGACATTCGGTTGCGGCCAGCAGGACAATCTCATCGCATTCCGGACAGGTCTTGGTCGGCGCCTCACCGTCTCTGCTGTTCTTGTGTTTGATGTAAACGTTATCCACCGGACCGAAACGGCGAACGTTGCCGGCGAAGTCCAAGACAAGGCAGTTTGCTTTGCCGTCTGCCTTGCGCGTTTCGCGGCCGACCTGCTGGATGTAGAGTCCAGCGCTGCAAGTCGGCCGCAGCATTGCAATGAGATCGATGTGCGGAACGTTGAAGCCATAGGAGAGGACGTTGACGCTGACCAACGCGGTCAATCGGCCGGCACGAAAGTCTTCGATGATGTGATCGCGCTCTTGGTCCGGCGTCTCGCCCAGCACCATTTCGGTATGGACGCCGCGGGCACGCAGTGCGTCGCGTACCAGACCGGCATGGGTGACGCCGACACAGTAGACTAGCCAGGCCCGGCGCTTGTCCTGGTAGCTGGCAAGCTCATCGCAGGCCAATTCGACGGCATCATTGCGGATCGCCGCGGCTTCTAGCTGTTCAGAAATATATTCTCCACCGCGCTTGCCAACGCCGCTGACATCGATTGTCGTGTGGGTTGTCTTCGACGATAGCGGCGCCAGCCAGTCGTCATGAATGCCTTCACCGATTGTGTATTCGAAGACCACCTTATCAAACAAATGCCCATCGCCTTCGCACAGGTGTCCGCTGTCGAGGCGAAACGGCGTCGCGGTTAGCCCGACGACGCGAAGATCAGGCGCGTGATTGCGCAGTGCACCTATCGTGGTGTGGTACATCCCCTGTTCCCCGTGCGGGATCAGATGGCCTTCATCGATGATGATTAGGTGCCGCTCGCCGATTGCATCTGGATTGCGATAGATCGAGTTGATCGTGGCAAAGAGAATTTGCGCATCGGTGTCGCGGTAGCCGAGCTCGTCGCAGTTAATGCCGATCGGCGCTTCTGGCCATATATTCTGTAGCTCACGGATGTCCTGCTCGAGCAGCTCGCGATTGGGCGCGGTGACCAGTACGCGCATCTTCGGATAGTCGGTTAGCAATTGCTTGATCAGAAATGCAATGACGATGGACTTCCCGGTACCCGTCGCCATCGCAATCAATGGATTGCCTCCGCCGTTGCGCCAGAAGACGAACAGCTCGCGGAGGGCCTTTTCTTGATATTGGCGCAGTATCAGCATTTGTATGCCCTCGAAGTGGGTAACGATCGCCGACATTGGCTAAGTGCCGGCGACCGTTCTCATAGCGGTCCATCACGTCTGCTTCTGATTCCAAGGACGATCGCCTTTGGGCGTTGCAGACGCTGTTGCCATCGCTTCAGGCGCATTGGCCGGCTTCGGCCCTGGGTTGGCGACCGGAGCGGCACCAGGTCCACGCCGCTTAGGCTCGAAGTCGTACGGCCGCGCCGCAGTCACACGGTTTTTATCCGAGTATTCGCCATTGGGATCGCGCCTGATGTTGACGCGGATTTTGATCGGCTTGTGTAGAAGCACGTCGATGCTCCGCGTCGGCCCGGTGATGCCGCAGGCGATGTAGATATCGGTCATAAGCCGTTGGCCGATTTCGACCGCCTGTTGGCTTGCGTTGTGGATGGTGACGTTATGGAAAACCTTGCGGCCCTTGTATTGGCCTTCGATAATCTCAAACGCCGTCCACAGGTAGTTGCCGTTGCCGTTGGCAGCGTCACGCACCTCGGCCTCGACGATGTGTGCGAGATACCAACCCGCGGGCACTGCTACGAGGTCTTGCGTGCCCTCGTGTGCTGCTGGATCAAACATCTCCGGCAGCTGGTCGTAGTAGCCATCAACCATGATTAACCTCCTTGTTTTCCGATTTCAGTTTCGATTGCAGTTTTCGGTTCCGCAGTCGTACGCATACTCTCCGCCTGCGGTTGCGGAGTCGGAAAGAACTTGCCGAGCATCGTCTGGTAGTTGAAGTTCAGGGGGACCTGAATTCGTTCGGGCATGCCGAACCTGTTTTTCGATGTGAATGCTGGCCGCGGATCACAGTGCAGCCAACGCGTATTGCCGCCATCGGCTTGGGCACGGGTTTTTCCGAAACCACCTTGTTCGTTTTTGATAATGATGTCGGTTGCCAGAAAGCCGATCAAATCGGCGTTGTCCTCGACCAATCCCCGTGCCCGCTTACGCAGCCGCAGCGCATACGAAGAATACGCCGTGGTACGCGGGTCATTGATCATGATGATCTCGCTGTGTGCGATCATCACGATGATCATGTTACGCTGGCGTCGCAGCCAGTTGCAGCCGCGAAGAAAGTCGAGCCAATACTTATCGAGCTCGACGTAGCCTTTGCCAAATCCTGGGCTTTCAACCGAGGCATAGCCGCGATCAGCACACAGTGCAGCCTGTACGAGCGGCTCGGGCGCATCGAGGCTATCGATAACCAACGTCTGATAGTCGTGAGTTTCTTTACCCAGCCAGGTCAGCGCCTCGATGACGCTGGCGAAACTGTCGCATAATCCAAAGCTCGAAATCGTTAACCCGCTCGGACAGCCGTCCTCAGTCTGGATGAATACTGGATTTGGAAATTTCGCCGCTGTCGTTGTCTTGCCGATGCCAGGAGCCCCATGCATCACGACGATCGGCAAGAGCGTGGCGGTAACTTGAAATGGTTTCATTCGGTTTACTCCTTTCTGTAATCTTGAATTCCGGGATACGGGCCCCATTCCTCTTCCGGCCACAGCGCTTCCGCATAATTTTCAGCACATGCGTGACAGCGATATTCGATCCTTGTTCGCTCGCCGAAAGTTGTCGTTGTCTTTGTCGTTGTCCCCAGGACTGTTTCGCCGTAGGGGATTTTGCTGCCGCAATCGATGCATCTCGTTATTGTGCTGATCATGCCGCACCCCTCAGTCACGCTGTTATCTGGCCAATCTTCCTTGCGCTGTGGCCGCTGTGAGCGGCGCGATCACGATGGTGAGCGCCGGTACGGCCGCGTATTTCTTCGTGACGATGAGATCGACAACAAGACTGTCGTCGCTGATTACGATGTTGTTGATGCAGTCGAGACCTACCTTTACGAAGTTGTCGGCGTCGGGCCGGGTTGTCGGACGGACATCGCCGCGCAGTGCCGCGTCTTGGCGCTTGCCAGACCATGATGTTGGCACTGGCAGATCGATGGTGATTTCAGCACGGACGGGCGTGGTGATCGGCGATTTGCCGTTCATCGCTAGCTGCGCGGCGAGCCGGGCATGGGCCTCGTATTTGCGAGTGGCGGCGGGCGTGTAGACAAAGCCGCGTCGCGTTACCCGCGGTCGGCCCTTCGCGACCACTTCGCCATTCACGGTGATGGTGATTGTCTCAGTCATGGCCGCACTGTCTCCGAGACGATGGACGCACAGAACCCGAGTCCCGAACGTAGCAATGCGGTGCACGCGACTTCGCCCATACCGATCAAGACGACGCCATGACCGGGAGCGGTGCCGATAGATCCATCCGGGCGGACAAACTTGGTCTTGCCCTTCGGGAACAGCAGGAGCTCGGCGCGTGGGAAGACGTACTGATGAAACCATCCGCTCGAGGTATAGGCGCGGACGATTGCGATGCCGTTGGCGTGGTCGAGAAACTTAACCAACCAGGGGATGTGACCGTGTCTTCCGCCGAATGGCGGGTTCATAAAGACCAGTCCGTGCCACGGCTGGCGCAGTCCATCGTCCGCGATGGTGTAGATCTTTTTCGCAGGCGCCCAGTGTCCTGGACCAGGTGAACAGGGATCGAGATCAAACTCGAGCCCGAGCGCGTCGAAGTATTCCGGCGGTGTGAACCAGTCTGAAGTTTCGCCGATGGAAGGCTCATGCATCTTCACGGCGGCGCGCATCGGGGTTTCGTTTTGGCTTTTCATGCCGCGCTCTCCCTCCGTCCTCCGCGGTCATCATCTCTGTGCAGCCATCTCAACTCCGGAGACCCTCGATGGCCGCGGGAAAAAACCAACCACACAAAATCCTGCGTGCCGCCGCCTGGCTCTTCGCCGGCGAGGATGACGTGCCCTGGCGGCATGCTCGGCCGCGGGCTCATCAGATAGACGCGTGCAAGCGGAGTGTTCACTAACCAACGGGCGGCGTTTAGCCGACGCGCCAGCCAGATCATCGCGACTTTGCGGCGTGCCAGTTTCAGCGCGTGCTCGGCGAAGGCGCGGCAGATATGATACGGCCC